AAAGTAAAAGAAAAACCAGAAGATAAATTAGCAGATTTTTTTGCTATAATAAACAGCGAGAAAAAACAAGTAAAAGAAAAAGTTGCCAAATCAGAAAAAAAGATTGCAGATTTAGAAGAATTATTTTCTTCGTTAAAAAAAGAAAAACAAAAAACAAAGCCCAAAAAGAAAAAACAATTATTATTAGAACCTGAAGAAGAAAAAAAAGAAAAGGTAGAGGAAAAAACAGTAAGTGAAACTTTGCAAGATGAATTAGAGCCAATAGAAACAGAGAAAACTATAATTGATAAAGTGAGTGATAAACTTTCAGAAATGAAAGTTGCAAATGAACTAGACAAAGATAAATTAAAAACTTTAGATAGAATTACATCTCTAGATGAGATGAAGAAAGAGTTTGTTAAATTTAAAGATGTCGTAACTAAACAAATGGCTTCAATTGGTGGTGGCGGTGAAGTTAAATTATCAAAGTTAGATGATATCGATACCGATAGTGCTTTAGTAGATAAAAGAGTTTTACAATATGATGGTGCAACTGGTAAATTTATAGGTACTACTTTAGAAACTGAAGATTTAATTTTAAATGCTACAGACGCAAGTGGTTCAGACGCAGGTGATAGAGTGGTTTTAGATGGTACAGATTCATCATCATCAAATGAAGGTGATGGTATAGATTTACAAGATGGCACCTTTGGTGCTTCAACAGATTTTAGTGCTGTCGATCAAGACATTATACCAGATCAAAATAATTTAAGAAATCTTGGTAGTGCAAGTAAAAGATTTAATGATTTATTTCTTGCAGGTGATACGATTGATCTTGCAGGTGCAACAATCAGTTCAGACGGCACAGGTTCTATATCGATTGCCGCCACTGGTGCAACATTACCAGCAGGATCAAAAGCAGGCGATAATCAATTGGCTGTTGTATCATCAAGTGGTGAAACTTTACAGCCTGCAAGAATAGTACCTTTCTTTACTGCTTCTGGTGGTTTGAGCACAAAGAATACAGATTTTGAGTTCAATGCAACAATTGAAACTCGAACAACATTTACAGGAACAAAAACATTTACATTGGCAAATGGTTCATCATTAACTGATACTGATAGTACCATTTTTCAATTTTAGGATAAACTATGGCAGATAAAGTACCAATTAGGGCAGTATTCAATGACGCTGGAACAGCGACTGGTCTTTCTGAATTTCAGTCAGGCGACACAATAGGTTTAACACATGGTGGTCTTGGTGCTTCACTATCACTAGGCACAGCAGGTCAAGTATTAAAAGTTAATTCATCTGCTAACGCTTTAGAGTTTGGTGTTGTAGAGGCGATTGTAAATATTGATAATGCAAGTGATCTAACTAGTAATACATTAGTAGCAAGTGATTTACTTTTATTATCTGATGGTGGTACTGAAGGTCGAGTAACTTTATCACAAGTAGATACTTTATTTTCTGGCACATCAAAAACACTTACAAATAAAACTTTTGATTTAGACGCAAACACACTTACAGGAACTTTATCAGAGTTTAATAGTGCTTTACAAAGTGAGAGTTTTGTAGGTCTCGCAGCCACACAAACACTCACAAATAAAACTTTAACATCACCAACAATTAATACACCAACAATTGCAACACCAAGTATATCAGCACCAACATTGACTGGTGTTGTAACAGCAACTGGTGCTGTCTTTGCAGGTGGTAGTCCACTTGTATTTGAAGGTGCAACTGATAATGGTTTTGAAACAACTTTTGCGATCACAGATCCTACAGCAGATAGAACAGTTACATTTCAAGACGCTTCTGGTACAGTCGCATATCTAACAGATATTACAGGTGGTGGCGCTTCAGAGTTCTCAACTGTTACAGTTAATACAAGTATTATATTTGAAGGTTCTACTGATGACACTAACGAAACAACATTAGTTGCTTCTGATCCTGACGCAGATAGAACAATCACTTTACCAAATGCAACTGGCACAGTAGTTCTACAAGACACAACTGATACACTAACAAATAAAACAATAACAGCGTCTAGTAATAGTGTTGGATTAGCGACCTTAGATATTGACGGTGGCACAGATATAGGTGCTGCTTTAGCAGACGCAGACTTAATTATCGTAGATGATGGTGCAGGTGGCACAAATAGAAAAGCAGCTCTTTCAAGAGTTGCAACTTATGTACAGAGTGGTATATCAGGTGATATAACAATATCAAGTGGTACTGCTGCTATCGGTTCTGGTGTCATTGTAAACGCAGATGTAAACGCAAGTGCTGCTATAGAATTTAGTAAGATGGAAAACTTAACTGCTTCAAGAGCATTAGTTTCTGATGGTAATGGCGATGTATCTGTAAGTGCTGTTACATCAACTGAAATAGGATATCTAGACGGCGTTTCTAGTGCAATACAAACACAGTTAGATACTAAGGCGACAAATGCGTTTGCTATCGCACAGGCTGTCGCATTAGGGTAATATAAATAGTTAAAAGGAAGTAAAATATGGCAGTCCCAAATACTAGAGAAACATTAAAACAGTATTGTTTAAGGTCTTTAGGTAAGCCTGTAATCGACATAAATGTTGATGAAGATCAGGTTGAAGATAGAATAGACGAAGCATTACAGTATTTTGCTCAATATCACACAGACGGTGTTGAAAGAATGTATTTAAAATACAAAGTAACTGCTGACGATATAACTAGATTAACCACAAATAAAAAGTTCAATGCCGATGAAAAAGGCACAGTTGCAGAAAATATTGAATTAGAAACTGGTACTAATACACAAGAAGAAGGTGCAGGTGATATAATTCAAGAATCAGGTTCTGCTTTACTTACTGAAGATTCAACAATAGTAAGAACAGCTTACGAAGAAACACAAAACTATTTGATTGTTCCTGATTCAGTCATAAGTGTAATAAATGTTTTTCCACTATCTGATAGAGCAAACTTAAATATGTTTGATGTTAGATATCAATTAAGATTAAATGATTTGTATGATTTTTCATCTACAAGTATTGTTCATTATGAAATGACAATGAGACACTTAGATTTTTTAGATCATATTTTAGTAGGCGAAAAACCTTTACGATTCAATCAATTATCTAATAGATTATATATTGATATGGATTGGAATGAAGATATAGACGCTGATGAGTTTTTGATTATAGAATGTTATCGTAAATTAGATCCAAGTTCACATACAAATATTTTTGATGATCTATATTTAAAAAGATATACAACTGCTTTAATCAAAAGACAATGGGGACAAAATCTATCAAAATTTTCAGGCACCGCTATGTTAGGTGGTGTAACACTCAATGGACCTGAATTATTTTCAACTGCTTTACAAGAACAGCAAAAGTTAGAGGAAGAGATTCGAACTAATTATGAAGAACCTCCTCATATAATGCAAGGATAATTAAATGCCAACAAATGTCTATTTTGACACAGGCACAACATCAGAGCAAAGATTATACGAAGATTTAATAATCGAACAGCTTAAGATTTATGGCCAAGATGTCTATTATTTACCGAGAAAGATTGCCAACAAAGATACTATCTTTGGTGAAGATCCTGCAAGCTCGTTTGATGATTCATACATCATTGAAATGTATGTTGATAATACTGATGGATATATGGGCGAACAAGAGATTATTAAAAAGTTTGGTTTAGAATTAAGAGATGATATTGTATTTACTTTATCTAAACTAAGATGGGAAACACTAGTAAAAAATAATAGTGATCTAACTGCTGAGAGACCACAAGAAGGTGATCTAGTTTACTTCCCAACTACAAACGCATTTTTTGAAATACAGTTTGTAGAACACGAACAACCATTTTATCAACAAAGTAATTTACCTACATATAAATTATCTTGTACAAGATTTGAATATAGTTCAGAAAGAATTGATACTGGTATTTCTACAATTGATAGTATCGAAGATAATCTATCAACTGATACAATGAACTTCCAGTTTAGTTTAGAAAATGAAACAGGATCAATTGTATTAGAAAGTAGTATCGGTGCAATAGATTATATGATTAACGAGGACTTCACAATGGCAACACAGGCAACTAACGATCAAGGTCAAATATTTGAAACAGAGGCAGGTACAAATACTGCAGCTACAACTGACGACATATTAGACTTTAGCGAAAGAAACCCATTTGGTGAGGTTGATGAATACTAATGTTTGGTGAACATTTTTATCATAAAAAAATTCGTAATACTGTTATTGCGTTTGGTACAATATTCAATAATGTGAATATTAAGAGATTAGATTCTAGCGGGAATCCACTACAAAATATAAAAGTACCTTTATCTTATTCGCCAAAGGAAAAGTTTCTTGCAAGATTAGACGCACAGCAAGACTTAACTGGCGATGATTCTAAAGTGGCAATCACTCTACCTCGAATGTCATTTGAAATTACAGGATATTCATATGACGCTACTAGAAAATTAAATAAGAATCAAAAGATAACAAAAGTTACAACAAACGCCGATACAACTAAAATGAATAATCAGTATATGCCTGTGCCATATAATGTAAATTTTTCTTTGAATGTTTATACTGCAAATTCAGATGATGGTTTACAAATCATAGAACAAATATTACCTTTCTTTCAACCTGATTATACAGTTACTATGATTGAAGATAGAACAATGGATACAAAAAGAGATATACCATTTATTTTAAATAGTGTTGATTATGAAGATAGTTATACTGGTTCATTAACAAGTATGAGACGAATAATTTACACTTTGTCTTTTACAGCAAAAGTATATTTGTATGGACCTATATCAACAGGTGCTATAATTAAAAAAGTATCTGCTGATTTATATGCAGATACAGGAAGTAATGCACCAAGAGTAGAAAGAGTTACAGTGCAACCAAACCCTACATCAGCTGACAAAGATGATACTTATTCATACACGACTACATTAGAATTTTTTACAGACACTTTAGATTATGATAATACGACAGGTGAGGATGCAACTTCAAGTCC